TGTTCCCGACGTGCGGGAAAGACGCATTTGCTTGTTGCGATTATGCTTATTGAGTGCCTTAGAAAACCGAGAACGAGAGTTATGTACATTGGCGAAACAATGGAACTTTCTGTTGGCTTGGTAGACAAAGCAGCGAACGACATTATTGACGCAGCGCAGTTGCGTGACAAGCGCGGCAGGCGACTGGACTGGAAGCACTTGGACAATGGTTCTGAGATTATGATTCGAGGTCTTTCAAACACGAAAGACCCTGACCAGATTCGTGGACATAACGCAAAGATTATTGTAATTGACGAGTTCTTCCACTTGAAGAGTGAGTTGTTGGACTATATGCAGAAGGAAGTTTTGACTCCTATGCAGATGGACTTTGCCGACGACTATATGTTCATTTGTGCTGGAACACCGCCAAGAATTAAGGGAACATACGGAGAGAAGGCTTGGAACGAGTGGGAAGTACCACATTTCCACTGGACTTGGGAGGACAACCCTCACCCTGTAAATATTGAAGCACGTCGAGAGTTTATTGAGAACTCATTGAAAGAGAAGGGCTTGACGTGGGATTCCTCCTTTGCTCGCCGAGAGTATATGGGAGAGTTCTGCTATGATGATGACTTGCTCCTTTATCCAGACTATTATGCTTATGACCCGCGTGAAGCGCTGCCGACTATTGAAGTGACGCGCGTGCTGTTTGGAATTGACTACGGAGTCAGTGACAACGATTGTTTGGTTGGTATTGCTTGGAACGATGACGAGGGAAGAGGGTACGAGTTTGTAGAAGAAAAATTCAATCGCTTTGACATTTCGGCAGGAACATCTCAGTTGGAGGTGTTGTGCGACAAGGTACAGTCTGCTTGGTATCAAGCATTGGATTTCTTCCCGAGTCTAAAGAAGAAAGACGCAAACAAGCGCATTTGGTTTGACGCAGACGACAACGACCAGCATTTGACGGATTATTTGAATATGAACGTATTCATTCCGTATATTGATGAGGTGACACAGGAGAGAAGAAAACTGAATCTTGCGATACAAAATGCGCATAAGACAGACAAGAGTCTTATGTTTGACCGCTTGAACGACCAGTTCAGAACAGGCAACTTGCTTGTAATCAAGGGCGGAAAGTTGGAAATGGAAATGAAGTCTACGATTAGAAAGCGCGGTGCGAAGGGCGAAGTATACAATGAGGTGGACGACAAAGCATACCACCCAGACTTGTTGCCAGCATTGCGTTATGCAATGTGGAACGTTATTGGTGTGAAAGGGGTGTAAGTATTATGAAATTTAGCAAGTTGTCAGACAATGCTTTGAACAATATTGTGAAAGGAATCTCAATGGCGGACGGTCCTATTGAGGCTTCAAAGTCTGTGAAAAACGCTGAGAAGGAAGCGATGAAGCAGATAAAAGATGTTGCAAAAGAGCAGGGAGATGTTGCTGCTGCCGAGAAGAAACTTCACGAAGAGAAGTTGCAGAAAGAAAGAGAGATGTTGCAAGCGCAGAGCGCTATGGAAAAATTGCAAAAGACAGCGCAGGAAAAAGGCGTTGACGAAGTTGTAAAAGGTGGCGGAAAGGTTTGGACAGCGGAGAAAGAAAAGAAAGATAAAGAGGATACGGAGACTCTGAAGAAGAAGAACTATGCTCCAGAGGTTTGGGGAGATGAGTTCGAGGCAACTACTGTCAATGCTTCTCCGAATACAAAAGTCAAGAAGAATGGAAAATTGGCTTACAAGTATCCAAGAAGTCTTGAAAGAAAGACAATGGTCCGCATAAACTATCCTCTTGAAGACTTGAAGCGTATGAGCAGCAGAATGGAAGGGGAAACAAAAGAGGCTGCGGAGAGGAAACCAAAAGATGATAATTTTACCTTTGGTATTTCTCAAGAGAGAAAAACTCCTTCAACAAGGCAGAAACAGGAAGAACTCAAGCCGAAAGGTAAAAAAGGCGACAAGTTGATGTCTGGAGTTGGAAGCGGAGGAGATTTGCCAGATAGTTTCAACCCGAGCGGAAAATCTGGTGCGCAACTTCGTAAAAGAAAGGTACAGATTAACCGAAGTGGTCACGCTTCTGGAAACGCGGCAAACCCAGATGTTGCATACGCTTTGGCAAAGCAGGAAGACTGGGAGGAGTTCGGCAAGCCTCTTGCTGAGAAAATGGAGCAGGTTGATAAGCAGGAGAAGACTGCGAACTCAAGGTCTGGACAGAAAGAGATTATGGACGACATCTTGGGGCAGATTAAAGAAAGAGTTTCTCCGAACACTTTTGCAGAACTTTCAAGTATGCTTCGTCACAATCAATCGTCAAGCACAGACTTTGACGCAGGAGATTTTTTGTCTGCTTACAACAAGAGAAAAGGCGACGCTCCTGAGAAGATTAAAGCAAGTATCCTTGAAGATGTCAAAGGTAAACTTGCGAAGGGTATGCTTGCAGACAGATTTACAGGGCGCAGAAAGGATAAAGCGTTTGGCGAAAAACTGGATTCTCTTTTGAAAAATGCGCAGCACAACTATGAGGCTTTGTATAAAAAGCGGTATGGAATAGTGCCGAATGAGACAACTGACCCAGCAGAAATGGAAAAGCACAATGCAGGGACATTGGAAGAGTATGAAACAGGGTTAAAAAAATACCTCGACAAGTTTAGACAGTCATATACGGACAATCATTTGTATCTTGACAAGCCTATTAGAGAGTTACCAGAAGAGCGCATAAATGAGATTGTCGATGAGATTTACAAAGAGAAGTATCCGAATACGGCACTTTCTGCTGCTGACGCAGGAAAAGCGGTAGTAGGAGACGTTTCTTCACAGTCTTTTGGTAATAACACGCAGGGGTTGCAGTATCGAAACTTCTTGGATACTTTTGGTTCTGACATCTACCCTAATGCGCCAAAAGGTACAAAGAAGTATGGAGAACTGCCAGAGGCGCAAAAGGCGCTTTTTGAGATGGCTGGATACACTCCTGAAGCAATAGAAGATATGGCTGCTAACGACACGTTGAAGTGGAAGATGAACGATGTTATGAATAAGCAGGACCTTTACAATCTTATCAGTAGAATTGCGAAAGACCGAGGCGCGGCTAGAGATAAAGGGTTGACAACTTCTCTTGACCAGCAAATCTTGGACAATGAAGCAGAAAACGCAAGAAAGTATAAGAGATACGGTAACGCGTCAAATGTAAGCAACTTGCTTTTTGATATGAAACCTTGGTTAACTCAGAAGGGATACTCTCTTTCAGAAGGAAAAGATTTGAAAAATCTTTCAAATGGTTTCAGAGATTATATAAAAGAGCGAGGGGTGGAAGATTACAAAAATGATTTGCTCTGGAAGTATGGTCGAACGGGAGAGGAAAACGGACAGAGAGTTCCTAAGTGGAATCCAATAGGAGACCCGACGGCTGGTTACTTGTATAACAAAAATCCCGTAAGTGACGAAGAAGTCTTCGAGGATATGTATGGCAAATATGTAAAACCATTCCTTGATTCAAAGGGAATTAAGATTCCTTTGAATAAGAAAGGTTTGACTCTTGAAGAGTTGCAGAATTTGAGTCCAGAAGACCTTGCGCGTTACAACGAAGACTACGATGAGAATGACGAAAATGACATTCGTAATCAGAGTTGGGAAAAAAAGCGTTATTTGATGAACCTGCCAGAGCAGATGAGAAACGAGCAGCAGAATCTTGACGTTGCAAAACTCCGTGCGTATAACGACAAGATGAACCAGATATACCGTTTGTCCCCGTCTGATAAGGCGAAACTTGAGAAACTTATCGGAGAAGAGGGAGAAGGTGGAATCAAAAGACTTACCAAAGGTACAATGATTCGCAATAGTCTGGACCTTCCAAAAGAGGATACAGAAGAGTCAAGCGCGTCAGAAGAACAGAATGGCGAGAACTTTGACAAAGAAAGTTTTTTGCAAGATGTTAATGACAGAAACTTTGGTTTTACCACTGATTATCTTAACGCTATATCTGACCTAATAGGTACGAAAGACGCAGAGGACCTTCTTTCAGGCGCGGTTAGAGAGAGGGAGAATCCAGACTCTCTCAAGCAAGCAAGGGAACAGAGGTCACAGCAGGAGGAGCAAAGGGTTTCTGAGCGCCGAGCAGCAGCAAAAGATGTAGACAGTATCCAGCAGGTTATGGACTCTGCTTATGATATTGGTAAAGAAGGTGGAGACTGGAGTGGTTTTATTGCTTCTGAGTTTGACCCAGAAGACCCAGAACAGCGACCTGCGTTTGGTG